GGTACTTTGACCGCCTCGACGGCGAGACCGTCACCGTCGCCTGCCGGCGGGACCCCGAGAACACCAAGCACTCGAGGTGGAACCCGTACGCCCAGGCGGACCCGATCAACCGGCTGATCCGGATACCGACTCACGAGCGGACGTCAAACGTGACCCTCTTCCACGAGCTCGCTCACCTCGCCATCGAGATCGCCGACGAGGAGGGCGCTGACGTCCCGACCTCGAGTGAGGAGTTCTGCTCGCTGTACGCCATCGCCCGACAGCCCCCGGAGCTCATCGATGAGGATTATATCCCCTACTTCGGCCGGCCCCTGATCCCGAAGGAGCGCTGGCCGGAGATCGCCGAGGACGCCCTCGAGTACCGGAAGAACAACCATGCGTACATCCATCAGGCGCGGCAGTGGCTGGACATCCAGGAGGGGTCGAACCGAGATGGGTGACGCGATGGAGCGCCGGTTCGTCAAGATGTTCTCCGACACCGACCACTGGTGGGCGCAGCGGGCGGCGGCCTCCGGGTCAGCGACCGACGCGGACCTCCCGGACGTCACCTTCGCCCACGACGGCCTCGCCTTCGCCGGTGAGGAGAAAACCACCAGCGAGCCGTACATCTATCTCGACCCCGACGAGGTCGAGCAGCTCCAGGCGTACGCGGCGGCCTACGGCATGATCGCGGTGGCCATCGGCCGGTTCAAGCGGACGTCTCCGGCCATCGTCGGGACCGACCGCTCCCCTCGGGCGTTCTACGTCTGGAACCCGAACGACATGGAACGGACCGACGCCGGGACCTACCGGGGTCACCCTGACGACGGTCGGTGGGCCGCGAAGATCGCCGAACCGGACGGCCCGGCCGACGGCATCCTCCCGGAGCACCTCTCGAGCTTCCACCTCCGACACGGCCTCGCGGGTGAGCTCGGGAAGGGGATCACCGAGCCCCCGAAGAACAGCCCCCTGGTGAGCGACGATGCCTGACGACCCGGAGTACGTCACCGTGGTCGCTCACGTCGGCCTCGGGAGCACGTACGAGGTCCTCGAGCCCGGAGAGGAGACGGAGACGAGCGGGGGCATCGACCACTACTCGGTGGTAAAGACGCTCCCGCCCGAGGACGTGGGCTCGTACATCGCCGACCTGGAGGAGCGGTTTGCCACCACGCTCCGCCGGAGGGACGACGATGCCTGACCGGGTGAGACTCCTCGGCGTCCTCCTGATCCTGGCCCTCGCCCTCGGCTGGACCCTCCTGATCCTCACGGTGACACCATGACACCTGAAGAAGCCCAACAGAAACTCGCAGACGGACGACGGATATTCGAACAGCTCGGCGGCGTCGCGCTTTCGTTCGCCCTCGCCTGCCAACTACCGGAGACCGTGGACGACCTGCCCATCCACGAACTCGAGCGGATTTGGTGGGATCAGTTCGAGGCCCGTCACCGCGAGTGGCTGATCGTCCTCAACGGTCACGATCAACCGCGGCCGATCAAGAAGCTCGGGGGACTCACCCTCGACGGCGGCGCGTCGGTGATCGTCTGCGACAACAAGGTCCTGGCCCTTCTGACGCCCCTCGGCGAGCAGTGGTTCTACGACCCGGACACCGAGGCCCGGATGGAGCAGGACGACGTCAGCTACTGGCGAACGGAGCTCCTCGAGGCGCTGTACACGAGGCTAACCGAGACCGGGAAAGACCTACCACCCCTGGAGGAGATAAGGGACGGTAACTGACTGGTCAGTTATGGGAGGAGACGTGGTCGACGCTCGCGGCGTTCAACGACACGATGTACGATGAGCCATGACCTGCTTCCCCTCGAGGGTGTACAAACCCGGGCCGATACCCCGGGGTTTACGCCCGAAGGATGGGCCTCCAAGGGGTCGACGTCGGGCGATTCTGCCCCATCTCGGGACGGGTCAGCCCTGGGCGCTCGCCCGGAGGTGGGTCGATAGATGAGCACCGATTCTCCGGAGTACCGTGACCCCTCACCGGTCACTTCCCGGTGGACAACGACCCCAAAGCCGCTTCCACTTGGGGTTCCCTTCGCCGACCGGGTGGGGGTCAGAGAGATACCCTGGCGTACTGCGGAGCTCCTGTACGAGCACCACCATTCCTACCTCCCATCCGTCAGGACCTCCGGGGCGTTCGTCCACCACGGAATCTATCTCGACGGAAACATCGTCGGCGCGATAACCTGGGGGGCTCACCCAACCGAACACGACCTTCACGGTTACCCACCTGACGAGCGGGCGGAGGTGGCACGAGTCTGCATCGCCATCAACATGGCAAACCTGGCCTCCTGTTCGATGGCCAAGTCACAACGGACGTTCATGGAGGAGATCGGCCGAGAGAAGGGAATCGGTCTCCTCGTCACATACGTCCGAGAGGACTTCCTGGGGTCGATGTTCGCAGCCCTCGAGGGGCTCGGCTGGGAGACTGACGGTGAACCACGTAACGGACCGGCCCCCGCCAATCGGCCGAAGCGGGATATCCACGACTACGGGAAGCGGCGGTGGGTGTGCGAGGTGGGCCTATGAGCACCGAGGCGGCCCTCGCTAAGACCGAGCGCCTGGTCGAGCTCGCCGAGACCAAGCCCCTCGCCCGGCCGGTCCTCTCCGCGCTCGCGCTCCACGACTACGATCACCGGCCCCCGGGATTCCTCCGGGAAATCATGGGCTCGGTGTACCGGGCCATGTCACCGGGCTACGAGAACCAGCCCCGGCGGTTGTGTCGGCTGTACCCTCGTGAGCACGGGAAGTCCGAGGTCGGCTCTCACGTTATCCCGTCCTGGCGGGCGCTCTCCGACGCGAACAGCCGGACGCTGATCCTCATGGAGTCGGAGTCGAAGGCCAAGGAGAAGCTCCGGCAGTGTGAGCGGACGATCAGGCGGTGGGGCCCGAAGTTCGGCCGGCAGATCGGGGAGAACAACGCGACGAACGTGACCCTCCGGCGCGATCAGAACCACGCCGAGCCCACCATCGCGGCCCGCGGGATGGACTCAAAAATCACGGGCGGCCACTACGACCTCCTAATCTTCGACGACATCGTGAGCTGGCCGACCCAACGGACGGAGACGCAGCGGGAGAAGCGATGGGCGCAGTTCCAGGACTACCAACAGAACCTCGGGTCGGCGGGCGAGTCGGTGTTCCTCGTCCTCGGGACGCGGAAGAACCCCGAGGACCTGTACAGCCGGCTGATGGAGACGGCGGTGTGGGACGTGAAGGTCGAGTCGGCGATCAGCGACTACTCGATCATCGAGAACGGCGAGTACACCCTCACCACCGACGCGGGGAACAGCTACCGCGGGGGTGAGCTCTCGAAGATCGACACGCGGACGGAGACGGTCGTGGACATCGAGCCCGACCGAGACGTCGACGTCCTGTGGCCCGAGCGGTGGCCCCTCGAGGCGCTCATCGAGAAGCTCCTCTCGGAAATCCAGTCCGAGGACGGGTCGAGTCTCGTGTTTAAGCGTGAGAACCAGAACGACCCGCGGGCGATGGAGGGGCAGGTTCTCTCGCAGGATATGCTCCACTTCGTCGCCCCGTCGGCGGTCCCCGATCAGGGCCTCCGGTTCGTCGCGGGCGTCGACGTCGCCGTCGAGGACGACGCGGAGAAGGCGGCCCGCGGGGATTCGGACTGGTGGGCGGTCACGGTGTACGCCGACCACCCCACCTCGGGCGTCAGCTACATGGTCGAGCTCGAGCGGAAGCGCGGGGTCACCATGAAGCAGGCCCTCTCGTGGATCAGGCGGACCCTCACCGACGTCGAGCGGACCTGGGATCAGAACGTCGGCCGGGTGATCGTGGAGAGTAACCAGGCCCAACGCTGGCTCGTCCAGGAGGCCCGCGAAGAGGATATGCGGTTCCACCGCTCCTCGAGCACGGGCTCGAAGGAAGAGCGGATCATCTCGATGGCCTCACGCTTCGAGGCCGGCCGGGTGAAGATCGTGGACTCCGGCCTCACCGGTGACGTCGAGGACGAGGCGGCCCGTGAGCAGGCCTCCCAAAAGTGGCAGTCCTTCATCGATGAGTGGGTGGCCTTCCCGACGGGGTCTCACGACGACCGCCTCGACTCCAGCGAGATCGGCCTCCGCGGCGTCAGCACCGAGGAGGTCAGCCAAAGCGAGCACGACATGAGCGACCTACCGACCTGACACAACCACCCATGCGTACAAAACTACCAGACGGATGGCGGGAGACGATGAGAAGCCGGACGACCCCGCCGACCGTGAGGAGGCGGAAGAGCTCCGAGAATTCCTCGAGGAAGTCGACAGCATCGAAGGGTACGAAGAGACCGAGTCCGAGAAGTGGGCGGGGGCCTGGGTCGCGGTTGACCCGGAGCACCCGGACGATCAGTGGATCATCTCGACGGAGCACACCCACCCCTGGGACGAGGCCGATGGTGAGCTCCCCCCGGGTGACCACGAGGACGACCGTGAGGAGTGACATACGCCGGGGTATGGGTACAAACGTACAGCCAAGGAGACCATGAGCACGACACCGGGGAGCCCGGTCCAGCGTATCGGGGAGGACAGTCAGGGCCGGACGGTCCTGCTCGCGCCCTACAACGAGGACCTCGCTTCGAAAGCCGTGGGGAAGAGCCTGGCCCAACAGACGGACAGCGACCCGGAGACGCGCACCCCGGACGTCACCAGCGACGAGGCGTCGACGGACGACCGACGGGGCGGGCCCATCCGGCGCTTCAACGACGTGTTCACCGACCTGGGGTCGGTCCAGCTCGAGGCCATCGCCCTGGACGGCTACGAGATCGCCCGCGCCACCAGCAAGTACCGCGACGAGCTCTTTCGTAACGACTTCCCGCTGCTCGTCCCGCGGTTCGTTCTGAAGTGTGAGACGTGCGACACCGAGTACAACGAGGAGGTCGACGCCTGCCTCGAGTGTACGCGCCAGTTCCTGATCGAGGAGGGCATCGACCCGGACCCGCCCCGCGACCTCGACCTGATCGATGAGCAGTACTGGCAGGGTGAGCTCCGGCCTCCGGAGGCCAAACAGAAGCGGGAGGCCGAGCGGCTCTTCGAATCGGTCAACAAGGAGGGGCAGTCCCTCCGCGACCTGTACAAGCTGTGCGAGGACGATCACGCCCGGCTCGGCATCGGCATCCACATCGTCCGGTGGGACTACGCCGTCGCCACGGGCGACTCCAACGTGTTCGAGGCCGGCGAGATAATCTTCCAGGACTACGACGAGCTCGTCAGGGCTGACCCGAAGCGGGTGGTCCCGGTGGTCGATGAGAACGGCCGCATCGGCAACTACTGGTGGGCCTGTCCCGTCCACCGGCCCCCGAACGACGCGGCCCAGGTGTACAAGGAGCCCGGGCGGTGTGAGGTGTGCAACGCCGAGCTCCAGGAGGTGTTCTACGTCGAGAAGGAGGACGGCTCGCGGTCGACGCGGAAGCCGGCCAAGTACTTCTTCGATCACGAGGTGATCGACTGGGCGTTCTGGTTCCCCCGGCTCAACGGGAAGGACGGCCTCTCCCCGGCGCACCATGTGTGGCTGAAGCAGTCCATCCTTCACTGGATGGACGTGTACGGCGCGGCGTTCTACGACCCCTCGAGTGACCGCTACCCCAACAAGTTCATGGTCGTCCACACGACCAACCCGGAGACCTGGGAGCGGAACTTCGAGAAGGCCGAGGACGACGCCAAGGAGAACCCGTACAGCCAGCAAATCATGATGAACGAGTACTCGTCGGAGAGTCAGTCGACACCCGAAGTCCAGGTGATCGACCTCATGAACGACGAGCTACTCGGTCAGGACGATGCGCTGAAAAAGCGGTTCAAGTCTGACATCCGCCAGCAGTGGTCCGTCTCCGACGTGTTCGACAGCGAGATGGAGGACGCCGGCGGCCTCAACAACGAGGGCCTCCAGCTCGAGGTGACCGACCGGGGCATCGCTACCCGTCAGCACGACCTCGCTACCGGTCCCCTGGATGAGCTGTGCAAGCTCCTCGGGATCAGCGACTACACGGTGACGTTCATCCCGCCCCAGGACGAGGAGGTACAGGACCGCCTCGACCGGGTCAAGCTCGGGAACGAGGCGGCCCGCGGCGGGCTCGAGCCCAAGTGGGAGGACGGCGACGTGGAGATACCCGACGGCGAGTTCGAGGCCCCTGACGACGGTGGGATGGGCGGCTTCGGAGGCTTCGGCGGCGGCGGTGACGAAGGGGGTGGTGGCGAGGACCTCTTCGCGGATTTTAGTGACGGCCAGCTGACCGAGCTGGCCACCAAGCTGTCGGAGGGCTACGAGCACCTGATTTGGGCCGAGGAGGAACAGAAGGCCGACCCCTTCTTCTCCGAGGACGAGGACGTCCCCGAGTTCGTCCGCGAGGCCATCGAGCGGGTGATCGAGAACTTCGACGTCGTGTACGAGGACATCGATGGGCTGACCAGCTCGCAGATACGTGAGCTCGAGCGGCTGTTCAAGGAGAACCTCACCCAACCGCAGGGGTGGAGCCTCCGGTCGCTCGCTGACGACATCGAGCGGACGTTTGGCGTCGACGCGGCGAAGGCGGAGGTGCTGGCGCGGACCGAAGGGGCGCGGGTGCTCAACAAGGCCAAGGAGGAGGCCTACCGAGCCCAGGACGCCGATGAGACGGCGAAGTTCAAGTGGATAGGGCCGGCCGACCACCGGACGACGGACGCCTGCGAGTGGCTGAAGAAGCAGACGTCCGACGGGGTGACGATGAAGCGCCTCGAGGAGCTGGTCGAGGAGGCGGCTGACAAGTTCTTCCCCGAGCTCGACTACCGGGGAGATTGGGTTGTCCATCCTTCAGAACGTCACACATTTGTCACATCCCACAAATCAGAACACGGCGATGCTCCGAACCCCGGGACATTCGCGGAGGTGTCGAGAGAATAATGCTTTTAACAGATGCTATCCATCGACCGACAATGCCGTACCGGCCAGCCGAGCCCGAACCTTATCGAGACGAGGACTGGCTCCTTGAGAAGTACCACGGCGAGATGCTTTCAACGGCCGATATAGGGGAGATATGCGACTGCACTAAGGAGACTATCCGAAGGTGGCTCGACCGCCACGGTATCGATACACGATCAAAAAGTGAAGCAGCCAAGATACGAGCGGAGCGGTATCCTCACACGACTGACGCGGGCGCGGAGGCCCTAAAAGAACATATCAAAGACCACTCGACCTGGTGGCATAACGCCACTGATGAGGAACGGGAGGCGTTTCGTGAACAACTGAGCGCGGAGCGCATGGGTGAGGGAAACCCGATGGCCGGGGTCACCGGTGAGGACCACCCGCGGTGGAAGGAGCGTACCTCTCCGCGTCACTTCTACCACAGTGAGCGATGGCAGGAAGTTCGGGAGAAGGCCCGTGATCGGGACGGCCACGAGTGTCAGACCTGCGGGGCAACGGCTGACGAATATCGCCTTCACGTCCACCACATCGAGCCGATCAGTGAGGGCGGGGCGAGATTCGACCTCAAGAACCTGATTACACTTTGCCCGCCCTGCCACGGAGCCAAACACGGAGACGGATAACTATGAGTACAACCGACAACGAGCGTTTCGACAAGTGGTACAGCAAGCTGAAGGGCCTCGTCACCGGCGGCGAGATCGACTCCAAGGGCGAGGACGTCGACAGCTGCGTGCGTCAGCTGAAGGCCGATGGTCACGATGAGGAGTCGGCCTTCCGAATCTGCAACGCCTCGATCAAGGGCGACCTCACCGATGAGGAGCGGGAGTCCGCCCTCGAGATCGCCGAGGACGTCAAGTCCGAGGAGGAGCCCATCGGCGCGGCGTTCGAGCGGGTGGTGGAGGCGGCCGGCATGTACGACGACGGTGAGGATGAGGAGGACGAGAAGGCCGAAGAGGACGCGGCCGACGACGTCGATCAGAAGGCCGTCGGAGACGATGAGTGGTCAGCCACGGCGCTGACGTTTCGGGTACTGGCTGATCCGGAGGACGACACCGACTACAACGACGACGTCCTGGGGGTCGGGGTCAGCTTCCCCGAGGCGGGGGTGTACGTCGACTGGCATCGTGAGGCGTTCCCCGATCAGCTGGAGGAGCCTCACGTCAGCGAGTACGGAACCATCGAGGACCTCGAGCAGGCGACCGGGAACGTGATCGAGATGGACGAGGAACAGAAGGGCGGCGAAGGTGAGGTTGAGCAGAAGGCCGAGCCCGAGACCCGCCGGGTGTACCTCGATCACGGCGTCGGGACGGCCCCCGACGACGTCACCGTGAAGGCGGACCCCGAGGAGGGCCTGTACTACGAGGCGGAGGTCGGTTCGCCCGACCCTCGGTAACGGGGATTCGCCTAAAGGCGGTCCCCGACGAGGCGGTCTCGATCAGCGACCCCTCCGAGGCTCCCGACGACGCCCGCATAGTACGCGGCGAGCGGGGCGGCTTGTACTACGTCCCGGGTGCGGGCGGCGGAGAGGGAGACGCCGGACAGGAGGGCAGCCAGGGGCCTTCTGATGGAGAGGGGGTAACGGCCCCCGGAGTGACGGCCGACGAGACCGTCAACGCTGACGTCGCCGGGCAGGTCGGCGAGTCCTTCGTGTACGACCCCGAGTCGGTGGTCGAGACCGGCTCGTACGGGGACATGAGCTACGCGGTCACCGACACCTGGGACTACGGCGGGCAGTGGGACTTCTGGAACCAGTCGGAGGCCATCGTCGTGAGCCAGGAGACGTGGGAGGCCTTCTCACCGACGGCCCGCAAGTATCTCCTCGAGCACGAGCGTCAGGAGCGGGCCTCGGCGATGGAGGCCGGCTTCGACGTCACCGAAACCTCCCCGTCAGACATCGTCCAGGAGCACCACTCGGCGGCGAACCAGCGGGCCCTGGAGACGCTCGGGCCTGACGCGGTGCGGGAGTACGCCCTCGAGTCCTACGAGCACGACATCGAGCAGGGCAAGGAACCGGAGAAGGCCCGGCAGTCAGCGGCGTACGCGATCCGGGGCGTCCTGGACGACGTCGACGTGGAGATCGACGGCGAGCCGCTCACCCCCGAGGACGTCGAGCCGGACCTCCGCGAGGAGTGAGGGGTTGCCCCTGACCGGTGAGGGAAGAATCCTTTAAGTCAGGGAAAGTGCGGTAAAGAGGGAGCCCGTATGGACCGCATGGAACTGGCACTCCAGAAGCTGAACGAGCTCCGAGAAGTTGCACCGGATGAGACCGCGGAACTACTCGACGGCCTGGCTACGCTGTTCGTTCTCCGGCAGGACATGACGAACCCGATGCTCGGCGCGAAGGTCACGCTGTACCTCCGCCCGGCGACCACTCGGTTCTACGTCCGACCGGAGGATGCCCCACCCGAGGATGAGCGGGGATGGCAGTACCCCTACGAGACCACCCTCGAGAGTCCGGACGACGAGCACTTCGACTGGCGGTGGAACGATGATCCCGGCGAGGACGAGTACCCTCTCGAGGCGGTCGTGTACCACTGCAAGGACGACGGTGAGGCTCCCGACCTCGTGGAGTGGGAGGCAATCGTGTTCGAAGGCAACGTCGCGGGTGACGCTCCGGACGGGCCGCTATGGGACCCGAATCGTCAGGAGTACACCCGGGCGGAGGACTATCCGCTCGGGACGGTCAACGTGATCGTCGGGAGGGTCTACAACAAGGAGGCCCCGGACGGGCTGATCCAGTTCTCCGAGTCCTATCCGTCGGACGTCGAGGTGTACACCTCGATCACGCCGGCCGACGGTGACCCGGGACCGCACGAGTACACCCCGGGCTGGTAAACGACGGTCGACCACGAACGGCAACGTCTATCGTGTGAAACTGGTCGGACGATGCCCGGTTTGGGCCACCCGAGTTGCCCGTGATCGCCGGATATAGCAGGCTCTCAGACGCCGACAGTGGCCGACAGTGCGGCTCCAGGTCGGGTGCGTACGCTAACACCTGGCGTGGAAAAGAATGCAAACGGCCTCGTCGGGGGCTGTACCCGTAGAAAACGGGCGATGCGGCGACTCCCCCGCGGTTGTGGACGGATGTAACGGTTAACCACGTAGTTACTCAAGCGGTCACCCGGGGGGTACGGCCCACTATGCGTACAAACCTACATGACGATGAGTGCTGGCGGCACTAAGCCTCGGCTCGGAATATCGGGCCGGTATGGCATCGTCGGTCACCGTCGCGGAGCTGCTGCGCCTCTCGGTCAGGTGAAGGAGCTCGAGGACGGGACCCGTCGCCGGGAGCTGGTTGATGTTGAGAAGTTGGACGAGGAGAGTCGGAAGGCCATCGAGGCCGACGACTTCGTGATTATCGGCAAGGCCTCCGTCGAGGTGTTTGACGAGGATCAGCCCTCGCAGATGCTGACGATGGAGGCGCTCGCCGAGGCGCTTCCCCAACTGTACGAGGACGGCCTCATCAGCCGTCGGCACAAAGACATCAAGGTCGGCGAGGTGATCCCCGAGTACACGCTCGAGGAACCCTCCGAAGTACAGGTGGGGGAGCTCACACTCTCCTTCGACGCCGGTGAAACCCTCGAGACCCAGGTGGTCGAGGAGGGGGAGCCCCGCCCCGGTGGCGCGGGCAAGGCCGAGGAGGACGAGTTCTGGATTGCGGCCTCGCTGAAAGCCAACAGCGAGATCGCCAAAGAGACCCGGCTGCGGGCCCTCGCCGGGGACCTCGACGGTTTTTCGGTCACCATCTACGCGAAGGAGTGGCGGGAGACCGACGAGGGACAGGTGGTCACGAAGCTCGACTGGCACGCCGTGACCATCGGCGAGGACCACGCGATCAAAAACAAGGACTCGCGCTTCGGTGTCGCCGAGTTCAAGGCCCTGTTCGAGGACCGCTTCGGCGGCCTCATCGGAGGGACCAGTGATGCTGCGGACGCCAGTTCCGCGGCGGAGGAAGTACACCAGAAGGCTACAACAACCATGAGTCACGAGTTCAACGGTCAGCTGTTCACGAAGGCCGGTTCGGAGCTCGGCTTCAACGAGACGCGGCTCGGGGCGGCTGCCGCGCTCGTGCAGAAGTCCGAGGGTTCCGACGAGGAGGCCCTTCGTGAGAAGGCTGGAGAGATCGCAGAACAGCACGACATCGACGTCGACGCCCTGGTCGAGACGGCCAAGGCGCTGACGGCTGACGCGGAGAAGGCCGTCGGTGAGGACGTCGAAGCCATCCTCAATCAGGTCGAGGACGAGCTCGGCCCCGAGGCCGAGTCCGCCCTCCGCATGGCCCTCACCGGCGACGGTGGCGGGGCCGGCGACGATGCCGAGGAGGCGGCCGAGGGCGAGATGAAGGAGGGCGACGAGGAAGACGACGATGAGGAGGACGACGACGATGAGGAGGACGACGACGACGTCCCGGCTGACGGCAAGTCCGACGACGACCTCCCCGACGGCGTCGTCACCGAGGAGAAGCTCGAAGAGCGGCTCGAGGAGCTGAAGGGTGAGATGGTCACCCAGGAGGACGTCGAGTCGATCAAGAGCACGCTCGAGGAATCGACCAAGTCGGCGATCAACGAGGCCCTCCCGGGCATCGTTGAGGACGTCGGCGAGAAGATGGCCACCGGCGAAACGTCCGCGCCCGCCGGCGGCTCGACCCAGGACGCCGTGGACTACTCGTCCGACATTTCCTCGGCGTTCGGAACCGGCGGCGCGGACGGAGGTGAGTGAACCCAATGAGTCTCGTTGAAGCAGCCAGCGGCGGTCTCGGGAAGTACGCCCACGCGCAGGGTCGCGTGGCGTCGGGCTTCCACTGGGCCGACGTCATGGAGAAGATGTACAGCTCGCAGGACAGCCTGTTCCAGAAGGCGTCGTTCACTTCGAGCGACGCCGGGATCAACAACCGAGCGTTCGGTGAGGTCCTGTGGCAGCAGGCGAACGTCAAGACCCCCCTGTGGGGGATGCTCCCGAAGGTCCCCTCGGACTCGCCGGTCAACTCGATCAGCGACCCGCGGCCGCAGACCTTCCGGACGGTGTTCAACCCGCCGGCGCACTCGAGCCAGGCCGAGGGCGGCTCCTGGTCGTCCCCGGTCGTGTTCGACACCCGCGAGGTGTACGCCGACCCCCACCAGGGGGAGATCCTGTTCGAGGCGACCATCCTGCAGCAGCTCCAGGCGGAGATCCAGGACGGCGTCCCGTTCGAGAACCTCACGCAGATCGGCGAGGAGTACTTCCGGCGCTCCCTCGAGGTCAACGGCGTCGCTGCGGAGAACGTCTCGGCCGCGAACAGTACCGGGACGACCTACTCGAACCTGAACGGCATCGTCCCGCTGGACAAGGTCATCTCCTCGGCTGACGAGGAGTCCAACGCCGACGACTCGGGCGGCAACGCCTACGGCGACGGCGACACCGACGTCTACACCATCGACCGGTCGGCCACGACGGACGGAGACTCCAACGAGGCCAACTACTTCGACTCGGTGGTGGACCACAACTCGGCTGGCGGCGACCGTCAGCTGACCAAGGACCTCATCAACGGGGTCCTCGAGTCGCTCGTCCAGAACGGCGTCGACCGCGACAACGTCGTTATCTTCACGGGTATCGACACGGCGCGGGTCATGAGCGAGCTGAAGGAGTCGCAGTTCCGGGCCGACGCGCTCGCGGCGGCGATGGCGCAGACCATCGGCCGCGGGACCGACGAGGCGGAGACCCGGCACGGGGTCAACTTCAACTCCCAAATCTCGCACTGGGACGACATCCCGGTGGTCCAGGGGCCGAACGTCCCTTCGGACAGCCTCTCGCGCATCTACTTCCTCGACATGAGCACGATGCAGGACCCTGTCACGGGGAAGAACGTGCCCAAGCTCGGGGTCGAGGTGTACCTCCCGATGGTCACGGAGACCGCGGGACTCGGGCAGGCCACCAACACGCTCGCCATCGACAAGAAGGCCGATCAGGTGGGTCTCCTGACCTACCACGAGCTCCTCTGTCGGCGGGCCAACCACCAGGGCAAGCTTCGGGACCTCTCGGAGTGAGGGTCCGATGGCCAGCCCTGCTGACACCGCGGATGCTCACCGGAACCGCCTCGCCGGCCTGACCGGCGCACCAGTCGTCCCGGCCCGGAACGGGTGGGGACAGGAGTAACCAGTCATGACAGTAGCCCACACCCGTCAGAACCACGAGGAGGAATCGGAAGGAGAGATCGAGCTCGTCCCTGCCGCGCTGCGGTACACCGGCGACAAGTCGGTGTACAACAGCCCGGCCCTCCGCGATCAGGGCGGCCTACCGTCCCTGGCGCTCCTGCAGGGCGGTCCGGACGGCAACCCGGGCCCGTGGAAGCTCGCGCTGATCCCGAGCCAGTACCTCGGGTGGCTCGAGAACCACGCGGACCTCGAGATCGCCTACGACCGCGAGACCATCGCGGAGGCGTTCCTCGAGAAGAACAGCCTCGCCCCGGAGGTGTTCGGCCCGGACATCGTCACCCACGTCCAGGACCGCTTCCTGGACCTCCTGGGTATCGATCAGCTTCCCCGGGACTCCGCGGGCATGAGGGAAGTCCTCGCTGACGTCGCCGGCCTGGACGTCGCTCCCGGCGAAGAGGCGGTGGAGGAGGACTTCGACTACGACCTCACCCGCTCGGAGCTGTGGGCGGTCTCCAAGGCCTTCGACCCGCCGTTCGACCGCAACGGCATGATGGTCACCGAGGCGGAGGAGTTCCTCCTCAACCAGGACCAGAACGCGGTTCGGCGGCTCGTCCGCCAGCTCAACGAGGGCGTCGACAACCCGACGCTCGAGGATGAGGGCGACGGCGACGATCAGGAGCCCGAGGCCGAACCCGAACCGGAGCCGGTCGAGGAGGCCGAGCCGGAACCCGAGCCGGAGGAGCCCACGGCCGTCGAGGACCTCTCCGAAGAGCAGCGCCTGGACGACGAGTTCACCAAGGACGAGCTCAAGGACGAGCTCGAGGCGGCCGGCCTGAAGGTGAGCGGGAACAAGGACGAGCTGATCGCCCGGCTGATCGACAACGATGCCGTTCCGGGAGGTGAGAACTAAATGGCAGACGAGAACCTCGGAGTCCGGCAGGTGGAGGAGGTGACGGCCGACGTTACCTCCCTCACGAACGCCGACAACGAGCCGCTCTCGACCTGGACGGATCAGTCCAGCCTGGACGACATCGACAACGCCCAGGTAGTGAGTCACGACGACAAAACCTACCTGGCGAAGGTCGACCTGGCCAACGATCAGGTCCTGGTCGTCGCGGTCGCTGACGGGTCGGACCCGACCGCGACCACGGACGTCGGCTCGATCACGCTCCGGCTCGAGGGACGGAGGTAGTGACCGATGGCCTGGGACACTATCGGGAACGTGAAGCTGGATGCGGCCAGCATCAAATCCGCCCTGGAGTCCTGGGAGACGTCCGTGAGCCCTACGTCCATCGATGAATGGGAAATCACGCGAATCGGGTCGAACCGGTGCGTGATAACCATCCAGTACACGGCATGACGAGATGGCCAGGACCACGTACGCTCACCCGTTTGACGTTGTTCGGAAGTTCAACCCGGACATCCTGAAGCAGGGGAGCCTCTCCTCGAACGAGTACATCGGGACCCAGGACGACGAAGAGCTCGTCCGGGCCCGAATCGAGGAGGTCGAGGACGAGTTCGAGGACCTCACGCGAAACGCCTTCCGCGAGGTCAGGGTTGGCCACGTAGGGTCACCGGCGACCTACGAGTACCACGACGCTGACTTCCGGCGCTACCAGCACGGGCTGAAGGTGTACCTCGATCACCGGAAGGTCGTCCCGTTCGACTCGACCGAGGACGACCGCCTGGAGATACGGACCGGCCGTGACTCCTGGAAGGACGTCACCGACGACGAGGGGTCGCTGTGGGAGGCCAACTGGCGGAAGGGGTGGATACGCTTTTATGGCATCTACCGCTACCTCGGGGCCTGGCATCAGGCGATACTCGAGCGGAACGTCCGGGTCTCCTACCGGCACGGGGCGCTCGGGGGCTCCTCACGCGAGGGTGGTGAGACGACGCTCGATGGGCAACTCGCCCAGGGAGCCAACACCATCGACGTGATCGACGCCGACCGTCTCCCCCACCAGGGCCTGCTGCTGATCGACGGCCAGGAGTACGTCCGGTTCCGGGGTCGGTCGACCGACACGCTCCAGGACGTCACCCGCGGCCTCCGCGGAACCGAGGATCAGCAGCACGCTGACGGCGGCCAGGTCCACTACTGCCCGCCGGCCATCCGGTCGGCCATCGCGGCGCGGGCCGCGGTCGAGCTCCTCGAGTACGACGACTGGGTCGACAGTCTCGTGGAGGCCTCCGACGGCTTCGCCAAGCCGCAGAAGGTGGACGACTGGAACGGCGAGTGGGAGAAGGCCCTCAACAAGCATTCGGAGGCCCGGATGCTATGATCGGGGGTGAGCCCGGTGGCAGCCGTCTCCGGTGACCGGGACGACCTCGCCGATCAGTTCGAGCAGGTAGCCCGCGAGGGCTCCCTCGAGATCGCCCGGGAATGGCACTCGAAGAGTGACCAGCTGCTTCTACGGCGGGGCGACCAGTACGAGTTCGAGGTGTTCCCTCTCGTACAGGGGTCCGTTCCCCCGCAGTGGGTCGACAGCGAGCAGGCCTGGGTGTTCTACTACCCGCACGAGGCGGCCATCTACCTCCACTTCGGGACCGACCCGCACCCCATCGAGCCGAAGGACCCGGACGGCTGGCTGGCCTTCGAGTGGCCAAAGATGGAGGGCGTCCCGTTCGGGAACACCGGCCAAACCTTCGATGAGGTGTTCGCCGACACCTGGCCCACGGTGTTCTTTAAGGAAATCATGCACCCGGGAACGCCCGCGCTGAAGTTCGTGGAGGACGCCTGGAAGGAGGTCTCCCTCAAATGAGCCTCGAATTCATCGAGTACATCCTCGACAACGACTGGGTGGAGGGCGCTGACGGTGACACACCAGGGGTAACGGGTCGGGACTACCCGGTCCCGAAGCCCCCCATCGACGTCGAGATGGACGTCTCCCAAATCAGCGTCCGCAACCGCGACCACATCAACATCGTGGACGGCGGCGATCAGACGTTCGAGGCGCTCGGCGTCGGGTACACCCACAAGGCGGCCGATAGCTTCGTGGACATCCAGGTGAGGACGACGCAGTCTCCGCCGGACATGGCTGACGTCGACCGCCCCGGTCGGCAGCGGTTCAACGGGGCCCGCGACGCGAACAACGACGCGGAGACGTACGGTGGCCTGAAGGGGGAGATCGAGCGCATCCTCGAGCTGTACCGGAAGGGCCACAAGGAGTTCGACGTGATCCGGGCGACGGCCTGGCGGGACGAGGCGGGTCTCACCGGGAAGGGTCACTTCCGCGGCGTGTGGGCCGTCCAGCTCGATGAGCGGGCCCGCGAGATAGTCACGCAGAACCCCGGCGGCGGTGGTCCCTGATGGCGGACGACGCTGATCCGGAGATCGGCATCGAACGCCCGGAGGGGTACACCGACGAGGAGTGGGAGGCCTACAAGGCCGGGGCGGCGGCCATGATGGACTTCTGCGGGCAGTGGCTCCGTCAGATGGCGGTCAACCTCTCCGACGTCGAGGAGAAGATCGAGACCCCCGACGAGGACGAGCACCCCGAGACGTGTGAGGAGTGTGGGATGGAGCTCGTCTATCAGATGGGTGAAGAAGAGGGGCAGTGCCCCAACTGCGACTTGCTATGAGTACAAAACAACTACTCGAGGCCTGGTCGGCCGGCGGTCAGGACCGACCACGCTGGATACAGCGGAACCGAGAACAGCTCATGGACGTAACGGGGCTCGACATCCCCACCCGGCTCCATGAAATCGACGCCTGGCTCACGCCGGGACGAAAGGGGGCGATCACCAAGAAGCTCCGCGCTGACGTGACCCCACCGGAACCCGACGACACCGACACCACCGAGGAATAAACGATGGCGACGCCAACAATCCAAACGGGTGCGAACAGCACTCTCGTGTACTACTGGGAGGACAACGGCTTCAAGGGTTCTCCCACCGACTCAACTGCAAAGCCCTTCGGCAAGGACTCCGCCCTGACGGGGTGGTCCGGCTCGCGGAACGCGGTCGAGCTCTTCGACCCGAACAGCCGCGAAGTCGCCGAGTGGATAGAGCAGCAGTTCTCCGGGACGTTCACCGCGGACTTCGTCCTGGGGAACCCCTGGTGGAACCGGGCGGTGCTCACGGAGCCGGGGTCGCCGACGGACAACGGCGACGGGTCGTACACCTACTCGATCAGCGGTGAGGACCCGTCGTCCATCCAGATCGTCACCGGGAACACGCGCTCCGGTGAGGACTGGCTGCTGAAGGGCGCGGTCGTCGCCAACGCGACCATGACCATCGAGGTGCCCGGGAACGTGACCGTCTCCCTCGACGGGGCCTACTCGGCCCTCGAGGAGACGGAGCCGGGGACCCAGGAGGCCCAGGCGACGCGGTCGGCGGAGGCCACCACCTTCGTGGACGGGTCGCTGTCCATCGGCGGGTCGGTCCAGCGGCTGATCCAGTCGCTGACCTTCACCATCGCCAACAACACGGACGTCGTCCTGGAGCTCGGCGCGGAGGAGCCCGTGGACTTCAGCCCGAAGGCCCGGATGCTCACCGTCGACTCCGTCCAGACGCGGGACGATGCCTCCGACGACGAGATGGACCGCTTCCTCGGTGGCGGCGGGACGCTCGCGGCCCCGACGGTCAACGACCTGGTGATCGACCTCGACAACGGCGAGTCGGGGGCGGACGCCCAGCAGCTGAAGTACACGCTCACCGACGCGCTTCCGAACGAGTTTTCGGTCAGCGGGACCGGGAACCCGGACTCGAACGTGGAGAACAGCGTCACCAACCGGCCGGTCGGGGTCACGGCCGAGGCGACGAACGACCAGTCGACGGCCCCCTGACGTGATCGCGGATGCTCAAAGAGTACACCATCGACCTGTCCGAAGCACCGGATACCCTCGAGGCGGACATCGAGGCGAACGAAGAGGCGGAAGAGACGCTGCTCGAGAAGGTCAACGAGCGGTTCCCTCCGGACGAGGACAGCCCGGAGGCCTTCGGCTTCCAGCACCCGGACTGCCCGGCTGACTACGAGGAGAAGTTCTACGAGCTCCGCGAAGAGCGGGCGGAGCTTCAGTCCCGGCGGGCCCGCATCGAGGAGTTCCTCACCGAGGAGGATCAGGCGGGCGAGTGGTCGCACTACCGCTTCACCTTCCAGGAGCCGTCGACGGAGGACGCCCTGTTCATCCAGGGCCGCTCGCAGGCCCTCGCGGAGGAGTCCGAGAGGCGGGGCAAGAAGGTCGACGGCCGGGTGTTCGGCGTCAGCCAGCTCCTCGAGCGGGTCCGGCGTGACGCCCCGCCGGAGGCCCCCGACGACCTCTCATCGGGGCTCCCCAACCAGGTGGGCGAGTGGCTCCTGGATGAGCTCAACGCCCGGACCACGTCGGGGGTGAGCGAAGAGTTGGGAAATACCTCACCCCAGGAGGCGTTGAGGAGCTTCAGAAGCTCGCGGCCGAGCTGATGGCTCGCGGTCACGGTCCGCTCCGGACCATCCCCCTCACGGACCTCCTCGTGTTCGCCGAGAACTACGAGCACGTCCTCGAGGCGGAGGAGCAGACCGTGACCCGGGGCGTCCTGGGGGCCGTTGACAAGATCGACTTCAACTGATCCGCCATGCCCAACCTACACCTCACCGCTCACGGGACAACCCACGACTTTTGGCAGGTCCAGGAGGACCGGGACTCCCGTCAGGGGAACGTCGATATCTCGAACATCCCGACGTTCGACAGCGACGAGGCGTACCTCACGGGCATGACCGAGGTCCACAACACCGCGATCAGCGGGCGGGCCACGGGGAACCGGCTCTCGAACCAGTCGGGGTACAGCAACGACCCGGTGACGGCGCTGGCCGAGTGGGTCCAGGAGATGATGGCGCTGCTCAACGGCAAGCAGGGGACCGGGTACAGCCTGACCCACGACGAGCGAGACCGGACGGCGAACGTGATCCTCGAGGGGTTCGGATGGACGCGGACCCCGGGGGAGAAGTTCGAGCTCGAGTGGGACCTCGACTACCGTATCGGCGAGGGGATCATGGTGGACGAAGAGTCCACCCCGGGGACGGCCTCACCGTCGTCCTCGTGGTCACTGGACGGCCGGGACCTTCAGCACCCGGTCCAGTACCGCGAGGAGAAGCGGTCACGCCTCGGGACGGACGCCATGCTGTTCGCCGACACGGCCGAGGAGAACGTGGTCACCGATGAGTCCTCACCGACGCGGACGATCACGATCAGCGGCCGACAAACCGGGACCATCGCGGAGCGTAAGGCGTTCGATGAACACTTCCGCGGCCTGATCGGCCAGGACCAGATCGTCACCTATCAGTCGGCCTTCCCGGGCCACTCGCTCGACGTCATGGTCAACAACTACGAGTCGGTCCTCGAGGCCGGCGCGACCGGCCAGGGCCAGTACAACCTCGAGCTCATCGAGGGAACCAACAACACGTAACCATGCCACAACAGTACACCATCGGGCTCCGCGGCCTCCTGAAGCCGGAGGTCGACAAGCGAGCCAGCCGTCAGGTACAGAAGGACGTCGAGAAGGACCTCCAGGAAGTCGAGCAGATCCAGCCCCGGGTCGACACGTCGGCCATGAAGCGGGACCTCGACCGCTTCGACATGGGCGGGGCCCTGGAGGGTGGCGTGAGCGGTGGCGCGGCGAGACGCGGCGGTGGCGGCGGCGCAGGCGGTGGTGCGGTCGCCGGGGCGGCGGGCGGTGGCCTCCTCCGCGGTGGAGCGGCCTCCGGGCTCGCCAAAGTAGCCATCGGCGGAGCCGTCGCCGTCGGCATCCTCTCCGGGATCAACAAGCTGAAGAACCTCATGGTCGCCTCGAGCCCGGCGCTTCAGTCCACGAACCAGATGTTCGG